TCTGAAACGTCCACTAAGAAACTAATCCAGGTAACACCAGGTGACACAACTGTGGAATTGTCGCTGATGGATCCAGATCTTGAACTATTAGCACGTTATTTTGGCGGTACAATAACCACTGATGAAACGACAAGTAAGAAGCATTGGATCCGTCCTACAAAAATTCCGTATGTAGAGCGTTGCATCAAGATCATGCCAGAAGAGGGGTTACTGCTAATATGCCGTGCTGTTGTCATTACACCGACATTCAATATCACTTATTCATCCAAAGGTATTTGCCTGGTTCCATTGAAGATCAAGTTCATCTCTAATCTTGAATTTGATGAGAACTGTGTAAGCCCTATTGATGGTAAGGAATTGTAAACCACTATTAACGGTAAGCCCCACCAAATAGGGGCTTACCTTTTATTATCAGCATGGAAGATCAAGAATTAACTAAAGAGCAAAAGCTGGAACTTGAAGAAAAGGCAATTGAAACGCTGTTACAATACGGTGCCAAATTCAATGTTCCATTGAAGATATATCCTAAATCAGCACCAAAGAGGATTCAATGGTGGAACAAGCATTTCCCAAAATTGGCAATCAGATGGAAAGATAACCGTGTGGATCCCAATTGGAATGTGGATATAGAAACTGTTACTGACATTTCAACTGGAGGCAATAAAGACGTTTATATGCGACACTTCGTAATACGTCCATTATACCTGGGCACCATTGACTTCATAAGAGCTTTGGAACTTGAAATTAAGTTTGATGAGAATGCCATTCAGAAAGAGCCAGTGGCACAATCAGAGAAGCTGTTTAAGTACACTAAAACTATGGCTAAAATAGTCGCTGTAGCGATTCTTAACGTATGCGACATTACAGATCCATATAATGATGATGTGCCAGATTTGCAAAAGTTTCTATATACACATTTGACGTGTGCCAGACTGCAAAAGTTGTGTATGATTATTGATCAGTTAAAGGACAGAGCGTCTTTTACAAACTCTATTCGATTGATACTACAAGTCGAAGTGATGACGACACCCAAAGCGGATCGAGTAGAGTAATAGGGCTAAATTCACCCTGGGGTAGTCGAGGTGCCATTTTAGAAAAATTTGGATGGACTTATGATTACTTGCTTTGGGGGATTTCCTGGATAAATGTTAGGCTGATGCTTGATGATAGCTCCAGGATAATTACAAATGAAATGGCTGATGATGATTTACCTACTGGAAAAGTCATTCACAGATCATTGAAGACAAAAGAGGACATTCAAAATTATGTTAAGCATTTAATTTGATGGAAAGTGTAGATGGAGCTTTGGCATTTAGAGCCACATTGGACGTTGATGATTTTAATGTGTCGGCTAATGCTATGGAGGCAAAGATTAGGAATATATCTGGTTCAACCGTATCAGAGGCTGGACAGATGGATGATGCTTTTGCTAATTTTGCCAGGAATGCAGCTGGTTATATCACAACAACACTTGTAGGTGGCGGTATGATGGGACTGGTTAATTCCATCATACAGACACGTGGCCAGTTCCAGCAATTAAGCATAGCTTTTGACACAATGCTTGGATCCGAGAGCAAATCAAAGGCCCTTATGGATCAGATCGTGAATACGGCAGCAAAAACTCCATTTGACTTGATGGGTGTAGCTGGCGGTGCCAAACAGCTATTGGCTTATGGTGAATCAGCTACTAAAGTAAATGATACACTTATAAGGCTTGGTAACATAGCCTCTGGCTTATCCATTCCACTTAATGATATAGTTTATCTTTACGGCACCACAATGGTGCAGGGGCGATTATATGCCCAGGACGTTAGGCAGTTCACTGGTAGGGGTATTCCTCTGGTACGTGAACTTGCTAATATGTATCATAAGAGCACGGAAGAAATCAATGCAATGGTTTCGGCTGGTAAAATAGGATTTCCAGACGTTGAGAAAGTGATTGATAAAATGACAGATAGTGGTGGGCAATTCTATAATCTTATGGAAAAGCAAAGCAAGTCACTATCTGGAATGGTATCTAACTTATCAGATGCGTGGGATACGGCACTTAATAAGATAGGCGAGGATAATCAGAATGTACTTAGTGCTGGTATTAGTGCTGCTTCTTATGTGGTACAGCACATGAACAGCATATTGCATATTATTAAATCAATAGCTATTGGATATGGAACTTACAAGGCTGCTATAGCTCTTAACACTTTGGCTTTAAAAGGTCATACTGGTGTTGCTCTTATTGATAATACGGTGAGATCTGCGAAGATAGCACTGATGAAAGCAGATGAAGCCCTTACTGGCGTTGCTACAGCCAGAGAAACTGAAATGGCAGCTGCCCAGGCAGCACATACAGCATCTTTGCAGGCACAATTGACAGTTGAAGAGCAAAGTAATCTGGTTAAGCAGTTAAGAATAGCTACAATAGAATCTTTATTGACAGCTCAGCAACAAGAATACATGTCCAATTTAGGGATAACAGCATCATCTGCCAATTATGAGGAAGTGGCAATGTCTGTTATGACGGTTGATCAAAGGGCTGCACTTGCTAAAACGGATTTGTCTGCTAAAAGTGCTATTTACAGAGCTGCTTTAGAAAAAGAGGTAGCTGCCAAAAATGCAAGCAATGCTTCCACACTTGCTGCTATGAGGGCTGACGTTAAAGCTGCTTCTGCCAAACTTGAATCAGCAAAGATAAGCGCAATAGAGGCAAGGGCTGCCAGTGATGCTGCCAGAATTGAATTGGCAAGTGCTGTTGAATCTGGAGATGCGACCAGAATCGCTACAGCTGAAAAAAGATTAGAGGGTGCTGTTGAAAATGAATCTTTGGCTCGTAAGGCTGCTTTATCAGCCAGTTCTGATTTCTATTCAAAGAAGAAACTACTTGAAACGGCTGCAACCAAAACATCAACTATTGCAAGTGAGGCTGATGTTGTCGCAAAAGGAACGGAAGCTACAGCAACAAGTGTACTTAGTGCTATTACTGGTAAATGCACATTGGCCCTTAAAGCATTATGGGCTTCAATGCTTACTAATCCTATTGGATGGATCGTTGGATTAATAGGATTGATTGTGAGTGCAATTACATTATTCAGTGATAACACTGATGATGCAAAAACAATTCAAGGAGAGTTCCAGGATGAGCTCAATCAATCCACGGAAGATCTTAAAGTTAATATGGCTGTACTCCAGAATACGGCTACTGGAACTGAAACACATAAAAAGGCCCTGGATAAAATTAATGAGATATGTAAGGAATATAATAAAACATTACTTGATGAAAATTCCACCCTGGAAGATCAAAAGAAAAAATATAATGAATTGATAATAGCAATCCAGGGCACTACAGCCGAAAAGATTAAGGCAAAATACGTAGAGCAAGCAATGAAAGATCTTACAGAAAAGCAAACATCTGCTTTGGAAGATTTGAAAGACGCTGCTAAGGAAGCGTTGTATGATACTGGAGAAACACAATTAGAAACTACTGGTGGAAATGGCACACACGTAGAGCCTATCTATGAAGCATCTGAAAATATACGTAATGCTTCGCCAGCAGTCTGGGAACAAGTTAATTCAATGGCAATTGAAGCTGCTGATAAGTTGAAAACCTTAACTGGTAAGGCCTATCAAGACGCATTTAATGAGAGTATCAGTAAAATAATGGCTGCTGTAAAGGCTGGTACACAAGCTAATGATAAAGAAATGGCTGGATTTAAAGCCAATATTGTGTCTAATCTACAACAATTAAGCAGTGCTTCTAAAGATTGTTATGATCAAGTAAATAAAGCAACGATTTCTATAGAAAGAATGGTTGGCATAAGAATGAGTAATCAACCAGCACAACAAGCTCTTACTACAGCTAATTCATTCGAGGAACTTGAGAATAAGGCAAAAGATACGCAGAAACAGATTGATGCAATTAATGCAAAAAAGCTGAAAGTACAAGCAGATTATACACAATTGAATGGTTTGCTCAATACGCTGAATATGATTAATGGTCTTATTGGCAAAAAAACATCTGGACTTAATACAGAAAAGGGTATCAGTGACCGTATATCGCAACTTAAAGCAGAAAGAGCTGAGGTAGCAATCAATGGGAAAGAATATAAAGATTATTCAAGGCAAATAAATCAGTTGGAGGCTAAACTACCACAAAATCAAGCTAAATCAAGTAAATCAGCATCTTCAGCAGAAAGTAAGGAAGATCAATTAGCGCAAAAGCGTATTGCACTTCAGGAAAAGGAAACTCAAGCAGAGCTTAAAGCGGAACAATCAAGAATATCCATCATGGATGATGGTTATGAAAAAAGAAAAGCTCAATTGGATCTCCAGCACAAACAGACACTTGCCGACATCAAAAAAGAAGAGAATGATCTGGCAAAAGCCAGGAAAGAAGCTGGCATGGGTGGCTTGACTGCAAAAGACACTAATTATTTTAATCAGCAACGGACTAACGAAGAACTTAATTATAATAAGCAAGCACAAAAACTTTTCGATGGTGAAATTGAGTACAAAAAGGCACAATATGAGCTTTATTGGAAATGGTTTAATAATATGGGTGCTAATGTTGCCAATACACAATTTGCCAAATTGCTCCAGGGCGGTGCCAGCTTTAAGGATTATCTTGAAACTGAATTGAAGAAGCTGAATGATAAGAAAGCGTCTGGCCAAAAATTATCAGAGGGTGAAGCAAACAATCTTATTAATCTTAAAGTGCAATATGATGAAGTTATAGGTGCCAAGAGTGCACTTGATCAATTCAAGGAGAGCTTATCTCAGTCAATAAGCAGCGCAAAAACTTTAAATGAAAAACTTGAAGCTATTGCCAAGGCCAAAGAAAAAATAAAGAATGGTTCAAG